TAACAGCAGCTACAGGCGCTCAATTCGTGTTCCCAATCATGCCAGAATTTCCTACAGCAGGAGGCGCTGGAACAGATGCTCAGACTGTAGACTTTACATTCAAGGTATCAAAGGGTGCAGTAGTAGAAACCTTCAGCTAAAAAATAGAAACGGGAGCAAGCAATGCAACAGCAAATAACAATTAAATATGTAGATGGAACCGAAACCACTTACCTGGTTAGACCACCTGATTACGCCAAGTGGGAGATGACAACTAAAAAGGTTATCTCCCAGTTTGGCGGCATGTGGGACATCCTTTATGTAACGCACTCAGCAATGAAGCGCGAAGCAGGCGGCCAGCCAACCAAGACACTTGATGTCTGGATGGAATCAGTCGTAGATGTCGAAGTAGGTGAAGGAAACCCAAAAGTCATCCAAGGGGAAGCGTAAGCCGACTCTTGGTTGAACTGGCAATAGCAACACAGATCCCGATGGATAAGTGGCAAAGTGCCGAGGATATTCTTACAGCAATAGAAGTACTAGAGGAGCGCAATCGTGGCAAGTGAGCTAGTAGCACTCGACCAGACTGAACTCCGTCAAGTCTTTAAGGCTTTGAGAAATATGGGTGAAGAAGCGAACGATGAGGCCAAGCGCCAATCAGGCGCTCTGGCTGAATTCGCCCGGGCTGAAGTTATTCAAACTGCTAGCAGGGGTAATAACACTAAAGTTTCAGGCCGTATTGCTCAGGGTTCTCGGGTTAAGAAGTCAAGCCGTATAGGTGAGATTACTTATGGATTTGCTTCTCAGAAGTTCTCAGGTGGAGCAACCACTAAAGATATCTGGGGCGGTACAGAATTTGGTTCTAATAAATATAAGCAGTTCCCTGTCTGGTCAGGCCGCGAAGGTCGAGGCTCTAAGGGTTGGTTTATTTATCCAACTTTGAGGAAGATTCAACCTCAGATCGTGGCTAGATGGACTGAATCGTTCTCTAAGATTTTGAAGGAGTGGGGCTAATGGCAACAGGTACCAGAGCATTAACGCTCAAGCTGCTTGCTGACGTTGATAACTTCACCAAGAACCTTAACAAGGCTGACAAGGATGTAATGTCCTTTGGCGATAAGGTTTCAGATTTTGGAAAGAAAGCAGGCTTAGCCTTTGCAGCCGCAGGCGCAGCAGCCGTTGCTTATGCTGGCAAATTAGCCATTGATGGAGTTAAATCTGCCATCGAGGATGCAGCCGCTCAGGAAAAGTTAGCCCTCACTCTTAGAAATGTAACTGGCGCTACAAATGCTCAAATTGCTGCTACTGAAGATTACATAACTCAGACTTCCCTAGCCTTTGGCATTACCGATGATGATCTTCGCCCATCCTTAGAACGTTTAGCCCGGGCTACTGGAGACGTTACTAAGGCTCAGAAGTTACAAACAGTCGCGATCGATGTCGCAGCAGGTTCAGGCAAATCTCTTGAAGCCGTCACTAATGCAATGGCTCGCGCAGCCGAAGGCAATACTGCCGCGCTTGGCAAATTAGGTATTGGCCTTACATCCGCTCAACTCAAGACAATGAGCATGGATCAGATCACCGCTAAGTTAGCCGATACTTTTGAAAATCAAGCTGCTGCTAAAGCAGACACATTCCAAGGCAAGTTAACTCGCTTGCAAATTGCCTTTGATGAAGGCAAGGAAACCGTAGGCTCTTACATTCTAACCGCCATAACTCCTATGGTTGAAGTAATCGTTAATAGGGTAATTCCAGCCATTGCGGACTTTACAAATAACCTAGGCGAGAAGTTGCGCCCAGTAATTGAATTCCTAACCCCTATTACTAATGGACTTCGCAGCGCTTTTAACTCAGTTAAGAATTCGTTAAGCGACAACAGTGAGGAACTTAAGCCGCTTCTTACTTTATTTAAGGCAGTTGCAGAATTCGCCAGAGACGTATTAGCGCCAGTTTTAAGCAAGACTCTAGGCGCAGCGCTAGGCATAATTGGTAAAGCAATCTCTGGACTTATTGATGGCCTTGCAAGCGTGGTCACATTCTTTAATAATCTGTACAATGCGATCAAACGAGTAATCGATTTATCTAAGCAATTAGGCTCTAATCTCAATCCGTTCAATGGCGGCAAGACTTCAGGGGCATCTTCTCCATCAGCGCCATTGGCTCCAACAACCCCATCAGGCATTCCAAGTTACCTAAACGTCAGACCAGTATCTACTACTAACATTACGGTCAATGGCGCGATCGATAGCGAATCAGCAGCTCGTCAGATCGTCAGCATTCTTAACGATTCTAACGCTCGAGGAACCTTGGGCAGCGCGGCGTTCGTTTAATGACTGCATACACTCCCGTCTATAAGGTTTTAGTCAACAGCGTTGAAGTTACTGACGTAACGATAGCCAACCTAGTAATTACTTCTGGCCGTACAGATATTAACGTTCAACCAGTTGCAGGTTATTGCCAAGTTCAGTTAATTAACTTTAATAATTCAAGTTATGACTTCACCGTAGGAACTGGCATTACAGTTGAGGTCACTAATTCGGTTGGCACTTATATCCCTATTTTTGGCGGTTTTATCTCTGACTTTACTATTGCGGTTAACCAGGCTGGAGATCTTGGTTATACAACTACTGCAACTATTACCGCGCTTGGAGCCTTATCTAAACTTCCCCGAATCATCGATCCTGGAGTCTTATCTCAGGACTTTGATGGGGATCAAATTTACACACTTCTTTCAGGCTACCTTTTAGGACAATGGAATGAAGTCTCACCTTCTCAAACTTGGGCTACTTATGATCCGACTGAAACTTGGCTAAATGCGGCTAACATTGGACTGGGCGAGATCGATCAGCCAGGAGATTATGAGCTAATATCCCGGTCATCTTCTAATACAGACCTTTACTCATTATGTACCGCTATTGCAAATTCTGCTTTTGGCGTTCTCTACGAGGATGCAAACGGTAACATCGGTTATGCTGATTCAACCCACAGGCAGGATTACCTAGCCAATAATGGATACACCACTCTAGATGCTAACCACGCTAATGGCCTTGGTTTATCAGCTACTACTCGCGCTGGAGATTTACGCAATAGTTTTACGATCGTTTATGACAATAATGGCAATCAGACTTACACTGCTACCGATGCAGAGAGCCAAACTCTTTTTGGCGTTTATGCCGAGCAGTACACGTCTCGTATTAAGCACACTACCGATGCTGAAGATTTAGCAGATCGTTATATAGCCTTACGAGCCTTTCCTTACGCCAAATTCCAAAGCATAACTTTCGTACTTGGAAACCCTGAGATCGATAACAGCGATCGAGATGCTCTAATCAATATATTCTTAGGCCAGCCAGTCTGGATTCAGAACTTGCCAGGTAATATCACCGATGGATCTTTCCAGGGTTACATCGAGGGCTGGACTTTCCGAGCCAGCCTAAACAACCTGAGCGTTACTTTTAACGCATCTCCAATAAACTTCTCCCAAGTTGCGGTAAAATGGGAGCAGGTAAATGCAGCGGAAACTTGGAACACACTTAACACGAGCCTAACCTGGCTAAATGCGATAGGAGCAGTAGCGTAATGGCAACAACAACCACCAACTTTGGATGGGATATCCCTCAGTCCACAGACCTAGTAAAGGATGGCGCTACCGCTATTGCTGCACTCGGCCAAGATATAGATACAGCCTTAGTCGACCTTAAAGGCGGCACAACAGGCCAAGTACTAGCTAAGGCATCAGGCACAGACTTAGATTATTCCTGGGTAGCAATCGACCCACTAGTTATCCTTGATGCTAAAGGCGATTTAATTACTGCAACAGCCGCAGATACTCCAGCGCGTTTAGCCGTTGGGACAAATGGTTATGTTTTAACAGCTGATTCAACCGCTTCAACTGGCTTGGCTTGGGCCGCTTCATCGGCTTTTACTTTTGCCTCATATACACCAACTTACACAAATCTCAGTATTGGAAATGGCACAGTAACTGCTCGATATGGTCAGAGCGGAAAATTCGTTTCAGTATCTTGGCGATTGGTATTCGGCTCAACTACCTCTATTACTGGACAACCATCAATCACATTGCCAGTCACGGCTGCAAATCTTGCTTCGGCTGGAAGCGTTTATTTCTTAGATGCGGGCACACTTGAAGCAATTGCGCAGGTACGACCAAATTCAACAACTACAATGCAAATGATTGCGCCTAACAATGGATCTTACGGCGCGGCTGGTATTGGCGCTACCTTCCCATGGACTTGGACAACAAATGACGAGATGAGAATCTCCCTAGTTTATGAGGCGGCATAATATGAAAACTAAAGCGCAATTAATAGCACAATGTAAGGCAGAAAATCCAACAATGGTTCAAACCGTTAATGGTGAAGAAATTGAATTGACCGGGCCTGATTACAATGCCGCTTGCGAAGCTTGGGCAGAAATGCAACTGGTACAACAGACAAATCAAGCAGAGGTAGAAGCAAAAGCATCTGAAAAAGCCGCGTTGCTTTCTCGCCTAGGCATTACCGCAGAAGAAGCAACTCTTTTACTTGGATGAAACCAACACTATCTAAAGCTGCCCAACAGTTAAGGGAACAGTTTGATGACACCTTCCCAGATCGTGATCGCCGTTCCGATGGCTGGATCGGTGACCCACGTCATGCATCGCGCCCTAGTGATCACAACCCTGATCCAAAGACTGGGACTGTTAGAGCAATCGATGTTGATCGAGATGTCCATAAGAGCGGCAAGCCCGACCTCATGCCAGATATTGCAGATCAGATTCGTCTCGCTGCAAAGTCTGGAGAGAAGCGCATCTCTTATGTCATATTCAATGGCCGAATCGCATCATCTCGCTTGGGCTGGCGCTGGAGAAAATATACGGGAAGCAATCCGCACAACCATCATTGCCATATCTCTTTCACTAGCAAAGGTGATGAGGATGGCTCGTTCTTTAATATCCCACTACTAGGAGCAACCAAATGAATATGAAGCACCCAGCAATAATCTCTATCGGCGCATTCCTTGCAGTATGGGGTACAACTTCTAATTTTGCATTGGATTACCGGGCAATTCTTGGCTCGATCGTTGCAGGCATTTTCGGATATGCCACTCCTAAAAAATGAGCGCACAGGATTATGCTGCACTTGCAGTAGCGATCGTGACGGTTCTGGGTGGTGTAACTGCGATGCTGCAATTTATGGTCAAACATTATTTAGCGGAATTGAAGCCGAATAGCGGCTCATCTATCAAAGATCAAGTTAATCGCTTAGAAGCGCGTGTCGATACTATTATCGAACTGTTAGGTAAGTAACACTAATCCTATGGCTCGTAAAAAAGTTATAGATCTCGATACATATACGGCACTTGATGCCTGGGCAATAAGTCTCCAGGAAATGTATAGGGCACTTCGCCGCGCAGGTTTCGAAGTTGATTTAGCCCTCGGAATCATAACTGAGCCATCAGCTTATCCAGATTGGATTCTCCCTAAGCCAGACCTCATTCCACACACTTGGGATGATGAAGATGACGATGAGGATTAAAAAATATGAAGCGGACAGTAGTGATCCCAGATCTTCAATGTCCATACGAGGACTCGCATGTTGTACGCAATCTCAGCATATTTATTAAAGCGTTTCGGCCCGATGCTGTCGTTACTATCGGAGATGAAATCGATCTCCCACAGATCAGCCGATGGACAGAAAATACCCCGGGCTGGTACGAGCAGACACTAGCTGAGGATCGCGATCGAACAGTCGATGTTCTATGGTCGCTATTTGAGTATTCCAAGGAAGCCCATATGGTGCGTTCTAATCATACGGATCGATTGTATAAGGTCATTATGAAGAAGATTCCAGCATTCCTATCTTTGCCAGAGTTACGATTCGAGAAGTTTCTTAAACTCGATGAAATGGATGTTAAATTCTGGAAAGATCCGATGCCTATCGCTAAGGGCTGGATTGCTATCCATGGTGATCTTGGCGGCCTTAATCCTAACCCTGGATTATCGGCCCTGAATCAGGCTAAACGCCATGGCCAAAATGTCATTATGGGGCACACGCATAGAGCGGGCAGGAGTGCCCATTCTGAGGCTTCTAACGGGGTTTTAAGACGTGTTCTGCATGGAGTTGAAGTAGGACACGCAATGGATTTAAAACAGGCTAAATACGTTTCTACGCCTAACTGGCAGCAGGCATTCGCCATAGTCACCGAGAATGGTAAGAATGTCCAGGTTGACCTGATCTATATCGAAAAAGATGGGACTTTCCAGGTGCATGGAAGGCGCTATGGCAGGCCTCGATGACTTCCCTGATCTCAATCGGACAATAGACGATCACGTAGACAACGCAGAATTGTTACCGTTTCGTTATACAAATAAACGCGGCTCTGTCTCCTAGTTATGTCATCCTTATCCCAAGAAGCCAGAAACTCTGGTAGAACGGGAGCAATAAATGGAACTAAACGAAATAGGCATCATCTTGGTTTTGCTGATGTTGTCTAATGTGCTTTTTTACTCAATGGGCATCAAGACTGGTTATGTAGATGGCCGTAAAGCGGTGCGCGAGTATTACGAGAAGCGCGAGAAGGTGCGAGCATGAAGCATGCTGAAATCCTACAAAGTGCTACAGACTTATATCAAGACCGGGGACTTAGTTACGGTCACCCAACTGACAATATGGCAAGAGCAGCAAGGCTTATCAGCGCCTATCTGGAAATGCCAGTTGAGGATTATCAAGTTGCGGTCATTCTCTCGCTCGTCAAAATTGCCAGAAGCATCGAGGACAGTCAGAAGATCGATACTTGGGTCGATGGAGCCAGTTACCTTGCAATCGCTGGACAACTAGCTACAGAAAAGAGTGATTTATATGTTTAACTTAGAAGATTATGAAACGGTCGAAGAACGCCTAGCCAAGTTTTGGAAGGAACATCCTGATGGTCGAATATCTACTGAGGTCATTGAGCATACTCTTCAGCGGTTTATCGTTAAGGCTTCTATCTTTAGAACT